AAATTCAAGTTATACAGGGACTCTCCTGACGGCACGAACAGAGAAAGAATAGCTCTTATCGCCGCTGCTCTGACTGGCGTTACCGAAGATCTGAAACCAACCGAACCCGACAGAAAACTCTGAAGAAGACCAGTAGAAGCCTGAAGCAAAGGCTTCTGTACCTCCCGTTATGAAAGATGTTACGGAAGTTTGACTAGGTGTCCCAGAAGTATAAGCAGCACCTGTCGGGTTACTGTTGCGGTTAACACCCCTTGTGTCAGCCAACAGATCGTTCCCTTCTGGGTATGTAATAGAAGACTTTGGTCTATCTGACGTGTCGTTATTTCCGGTAGTTGGTTTAAGGTTACGATAGCAAAGCTCTAGTTCATCTCTGGCAGGAAGATACCAATCAGAAAAACCACCAATGGTTAAGCCCTCACAAAACTGTGCCGCTGGGTAGGTTGCAGAGTTCATAGAGGAGGATGCAGCAGGGCCGTTGTTTAGTGTTTGAGTAGCTGAAGGTGCGGCAGTATTGCTAGTCTTAAATTGTTTACTTAAGTTCTCACCAGAAGACTTAGGGGCGACAATAATATAATATTCAGTCCCCCCCTCAACAATATTACCAGCATAGAAACCACCACCAAATGCTTCACCAATTGCTGGACCTTTTTTGACCCCCGCAGCAGCTTGCATCATAATTCGAGTGATACTCATGCCAGCGCCGCCCCAGCCAAGAAGCCATACCAAGTCGTGCCGCCATCATGGGTAATAAAGGCGTAAATGTTTACCTCATTGCTTGCAGGAGCATCAGGCGCTTCACCACCAGCCCAGTCAACCGAGGCAGGCCATGTGATCGTGCGGGCTGTGCTGTCTTGGACAACCTTGAGCGTGAAGCCAAAGGCGCGCCCAGAGGCAGGCGGGTTGCTGAATGTGTAGGTTACGTTCTCAGTTAACTCATGGGTAAACACGTTGCCATCGCGGCAGTTGATCGTCGCTGCGTTGCTGGTTGAGGTAACCGTGGTTTCATCTTCGACAATGCCGCCGTCAAAGACAGTCACACCGTTTGCATCTGTTGTGACCGCCTTGCTGGCTTCGGACGTGCCAAGCGTTGTGATGTCCAGATAGTTGATCTCACCAGCCGTAGCCGTCACGCCGTCAAGGATGTTCAATTCAGCCGTTGTGATCGTCGCCCCGTCAAGGATGGCAAACTCTACGTTAGTCACGCCGCCGAGAAGCGTATCAATCGCATCCCAGTTGGCGTTCAGCTTCGTTCCCCAAGTGTCTTCGGAAGCGCCGACTTCTGGCTTTACGAACGTGTAATAGGTTGTGGTTCCGTCAGCCATTATGCGGCTCCCTCTCGGTAATTAGCTTCCACCCACGTTGTCGTGGGCAGCGCGATGTCATTCCATTTATACCGCGACTGGACATCTGCGCCAATCGTGATGTTGTCTTGCGCTGAGAACGGGCGAACCCGGTTGTAATACACATCCACCGACGTTGTGATCGTCGATGCCGCAGCACCGGCAAGCGCCGAGAACCCAGCCGCAGAGGCAGATGCCGAGATAGATGCAGCCGCAGAAAACGAAATGACCTTGGTGGCAACAGCCGTTGTCGTGCTGGATATGGAAGCAGAAGCAGCGCCCTCGATGAGAACGCTGTCAATGCCGTAAAGGTCCGCAGAATAGACCCCCTGACCATATCCAGAACGAAAGGCCATCAGTTAAGCGTCACGTCAAGATCGCCAGTCGGAATGCGGAACACGTCCCCGTCTGAGATAGCCTTGGCAACGGTCAGCGGCGTATGGATAATCATTGTGCCGCCTGTCTCTGCATCAATGATGCCGATGTGGCTCACAGTTCCCCAGTCGCCACCTGTCGCCGCAGGAAACTCAACGCCCGCGCTGTTGCTGGCCGTGTCGCCTGTGACGGTAAATGTAACCGCTGTCCGGGCATAGCCAAATCCGCTAACTTCTGTGCCTGCGCCTGTCTCGCCGGGATCGCTAGTGAACAGGCCGACATACCAAACCGTCGGTCGGGTTGCGGCTCCGGTCGTGAGCAACCACGTCAGAACCGTGGTTTCGAATGTGTTGGTCAAAGACAATGCATGTCCTCCTGATAGATTTACCGCGCAGTCTACACGAAATGCGCCAAATTAGTAAGACCGAATGCGCATCCGTATTCCAGAGCCACCGAAGCGCGCCCGCTCGTTATCGTCGTTCACCGCCTGCACCGCACCAGTGAAGAACCCGCCCCAGACTTGAATGCGGGCGTCGTCCTTGAGATAAGGCGCGGCTTGAACCAAAGCGCCGTAGAGATACGCATCAGGCGCAATCTCAAGCAACCAGTTGCTGGCGTTGCTGTCGGTTAGCTTTGGAATTTCCTCGTAATACATCAGCTGGATTTCATACTCACCATCCGGCGTTGGATATATCTCGAAGGTCGTGCCAACGTGCGCATAATGCGTGGGTTTTCCGGGATAGTTGCTGATTTCGCGCAACTGCATCATGTCATCAAGGCCGGTCAACTCCAGCCGCGTTTCCTCAGTCCCCGCAATGTGGAAGCGGATCGTCTCCAACCACCCGTTGGGGATTTCCGAATAGCGGCTGTCGATCTGCCCCGATGAACGCTGCACCATGCGGTAGTGCCGGATCTCGCGCTGCATCTGCGCCTCTGCCAAGCTGATAAACGTCGGGATAACAGCCGTCAGATCATCGCGGTCAAGAAAGTCAGCAATCGTTGATTTTAACGCGCTGTAGCTTGCAATGCTCATTTGCTTTTCGCCGTCTTAGCAGATGCTTTAAACGCAGCCGCTGTTGGTGCGCCCTTGGTGCCTACCTTGCGCATCTTCTCGCCAGATCCAACCTTCATGCGGGCTTTCTTGGCGGCAATGTTTGCATAAAGACCCTTGGCCATTATTTCTTGCCCTTCATAGATCCACCCATGCACTTGCCAGCAGATCGGCAGGCAGAGGGGCTGGGACAGCCAGCGCAGGGCGTGAAGCTGTCGCCACCCATTGCACGGTCACGGGACTTGGCATTGTCGCCCATGGCGCGGCTGCGTGCCTTGGTGCCGGGGTTCATTGCGCGGTCGTCAGAATTACCATATTTCATTTGTTGCCCTTCTCTGGCTTATAGCCGCTGCGAACCGGCCTCAGACAATCCCTTTAAGGTTTCGGCGCAGGGGTTCATTCCAGTCACCTTCCGTCTTCATACCATTTTTGAAGATTGCAAGCAATCCAAAGGCATCACTCCCGTGAGACGAAAAGTCATGCTCAGGCCCAAGCCCAATGCCCCGCACTTCGTCACGCTTTTCGTGATACCAGCCCAGAGCGTCACGCCCGCCCTTTGTGGTTTCCTCATTGAAAGAAATCGACGGGAACAAACGTCGCACCGCGTCAATTCTCTGCATCGCAGCACCAGCGCCTTGGTTCGGCACCACTTCAACAGCAAAGCCAGCCTCGCGCAGAAAGGATTGCGGCGTCACCTGATACACGGAGTCATGCTTGCGACCGTCATGCGGCAGAACGCAGACAACGTCCTCATACTTGTTTGCCCGCAGCCAGTTGATGTGCGCCTCGAATGGCTGGCCGACGGCTTCGTAGTAATCCAGCACCCGCACTTCTGTCCCGACAAACTGCCCGATCCAGATAGCCGTTGCGTCTGACCGACTGGATGTGCCGCCGATGTCCCAGAAGGCGTAGGTCTTCATAATGGGGTCGCGTGCAACCCGTCCAATGCGGCGATCAAGCTGCGCCTGCGTCAGATGCTTGGCGAAGTATGCGCCTTCTAGAACCGTTGAATACTCACCTTGCCAGATGTGGCCATATTTTTCTGGGTTGTTGTTCAAGCAGTCAAGACGCTCTTGCTCCAGCACTTCTGGAAACCACGGGTTGTCGGACCAGTTGGCATGGACAACAGCAGCATTTGTCGGAAGGTTTGGCCCGCGCAGCATCATGTCAATCGGATCTGTCGGCCGCATAGGGTTCCACGAAAAAAGCAAACGTGACTTTTCTTTTCGGATCGTGGGAACAAGCAGCGTCAAGGATCGGTCGGAAAGAGACTGGGCTTCCTCAACCCAACAGATGTCAAACCCCTCTAGCGACTTGACCGAGTCAGCCGTGTGAGACTGAAGCCCGCGAAACATGCAGATAGCTTCATTGTAGTTGCAGCGGATTGAATTCTCCGTAAACGTGAAAAACCGCTCAACGTCAAATTCCTTGATCTTTGACTCGATCAAACGCTTTACGGAATTGTTGATGCTTTTCTGGATTTCACGAACGCACAATACATTTGCCCCATTAAGCATCTGGATGACGCAATACCCAGCAAAGAAGTGAGACTTCGCCCCGCCCCTTCCGCCCCACGCCCCAAGATACCGCAAGCCGTCTTCAAGCAGCGGATTGAACACTGCCGGAACGCGCCAGTCAATTTTGTGCGAATTGGCTATCATGCGTCATCGCTTTCCCCATCAGCTTTGATAATGCGAACGGTGAAGTTTGGAGCCATGCTGCCATCGCTGCTGGTGTGGTCGATCTCTTGCTTTTCGCGCCATCCAGCCTGCGTTTTCAGATAGAACATAGACGCAGCGTTGTCACCGCTTCTGGCTTTTTGCAGCAATCCTTGGGCAACAGCGCCGATTGCTTTGGCCTTACCCCGCTTATAGCGTTCAGAAATATCTGGGTCGCGTTGGATGATTGCAAACCATGTGGTTTTGCCAATGCCGAAATAATCTGCGATTTGCTCTTGGCTGAGATATGCGGCCAGCTTTTCAACCTGTTCCCGTTGCTCGTCTGTCAGCACGATTTCTGGACGGCCTGCGTTGTCACCTTTGGGCATTATGCTGCCTCCCCGTTATTTGGAGCGTGCGGGTCAGTGCCGCCCTGCCGCTGTTCCGACTGGATGTCGGTCATCGCCTGCTTCGCACGCTTTGGGTATGGCTTAGATAATGGTTGTATCTGCGCGCGCATTGCTGCGTCAAGTGGCATTAGGTATCGGTGCTTGCCGGGCCTCTCGATTGGAGTGCATTGATCGTGGCGCCACACACTGCGCGTTCTCCCATGCACTTGCGCTAGGCCAGTCTTTGAAACCATCCGGCCATGCCATTGTTTCCCATCTGGCGCTAGATATTCAGTCGATGATGATTGCAGGCCAGTATAAATCCAATTCCCCGCTTGGTATATGCCGCCATGGTGGCCCTCAGTGGGATCAGCAAATGACACCACAAGCTGAAGGTTTGGGCTATTCCTGCGCAAAAACCTGA